AAATATTTTAACAATCCTCCCGCATATCCACCTGAAGATGAAATACGACTTTCTTTACTTCTAATATTTGACATAGATAGTCCGATACCTGCCGCGTCTGAAGAATACGTAGAAATGTCTCTCATAGTATTCAACAACCCTTCTCTAGAATCGGCATCGTTGTAGTGTAAAACGCAAGATGCTAACTGAGGTGTTTTAGTACCCGAATTAATCATGATTGGAGTCGCGGGTGAAATTAATTGATTAGACAATGATTTATAATATTCCAAAGCCTCTTCCCATGTTTTAGTAACCCAAAGTGCAACTCTCATGTACATGTGTTGAGGTCTTTCGACTACAATTCCGTTTGATAATTTTAAAAGGTACATCTCTTGTAATGACCTCCAAGCAAAATAATCAAAATTATAATCATTATCATGATTAATCGCATCGTCAATAACATTAGGACCGTATAATGCAATTGTTTGCATCAATTCACTATTAATAACTCCTTCTTGATGAAGTTTAGTCATAGTGTTTGAAAAACTTTCGTCCGTTTCTTTATGATAAGAAGATATAGCAACTGAAGATGCTAGTCTTGAATAATCGTGGTGACTACCAGTATATGCTGCGGCAATTTCATAAATTAGTTTATCTAATTCTTTTGTTGTAATAATACCTTCAGTTGGTACTGAAGTAATAACTTTAATAAAGATTTCATCAGAATTAACGGTTAATCCTTTTGAAGCTCTTTTAATTCTGTTATAAATTTTTTGGGGATTGAAAGACGCGTCGTCCCCACTACGTTTTTTTATTCTTAGTGACATCATAATTTAAATTTTAAAAATCATCAGTAAATGATAGGGTTTCGTTAAGTTTCGCTTTTTGATACTCAACAGTTCTTGATTCGAAAAAATTACCTTTTGTTTCTACCGCAATTTGTTCCATGAACTTAAATGGTTGTTCAACATTAAAATGTTTTTTACAACCCATTTTAACTAATAATCCATCTACAACAAATTCAAGGTATTGTTTCATAAGGTTTTGATTCATACCAATTAGAGAAACAGGTAAAGATTCAGTGATAAATTCTTTTTCAATTTCCAATGCCGATAATAAAATTTCTTTTATTCTTTTTTCACTTGGTTTATTCTCAACATGATTGTTTAGTAAGTGAATTGCAAAGTCGCAATGTAAATTCTCGTCTTTAAATATAAGAGCGTTTGCATTACATAAACCTTGCATAATCCCTCTTGATTTCAACCAAAATATTGAACAGAATGAACCTGAAAAGAATATCCCTTCAACCGCCGCAAAAGCAACTAATCTTTCCTGAAAAGACGCATTCTCAATCCATTCTAATGCCCACTTAGCTTTTTTCTGTACCGCAGGTAATCTATCAATTGCGTTAAAACAATCATCTTTTTCTTGTGGATTTGACACATAAGTATCAATTAAAAGAGAATACATTAATGAGTGAATATTTTCCATCATTAACTGAAATCCATAGAAGAATTTCGCTTCAGGATATTGAACTTCCCTGTAAAAGTTTTCCGCCAAGTTTTCATTAACGATACCGTCTGAAGCGGCAAAAAATGATAGTACATTTTTTACAAAGTATTTTTCATTATCAGAAAGACTTTCCCAATCTCTGATATCATTAGACAAATCTACTTCTTCCGCAGTCCAAAAAGCGGCTTGGTGCATTTTATAATATTCCCAAATATCATTGTATTGGATAGGGAATATAACAAATCGGTTAGGATTTTCAATCAAAATTTTTTCCATAATTAAATATTGTTTTTTTGTTCTCTTTGTTTTCTTTTTTCCATCAAGTCTTTAACTCTTTGACGGTTTTGTTCTTCTTTTTGTTCTTCAAGACCTAAGAACGTTACTGATGATTCAGTATCAATTTCCAACATACCATTATCAAACTTACAATTCTCAAACACAATACCATCATCACCAATTCTTGATTTTGTAATTGCGATAGTTGCAAGTTTCATTTCTTTTTGTTGTAGTGTTTTAGCCACAGATATGATAACGTGACCAACTTGAGCCTTTTTAATAGAGCCTCCCATTTGGTCTGTTGTTACAACCTCAGATGAGATTGAACTTCTATTACCTTGTGTTGCGGTCCACCCAACCAAATTAAGTTCATGACACATAGCCTCAAACGCTCTCATGACAGAACCTTCAGATTTCCATTCATCACCTAAATTTTTATCAGGTACAACACAATCAATGTAATCCAAAAGTATCATATCAATTTTAATCCCATCAGCAATCATTTTTCTGATTTGATTTTTGATTTGTAACATGGTCATTGTATCAGAAGGTAATTTTTTTAACACAAGTTTATTGTCCATTGTGTCTTTAATTTCTTGTACTTTATTCATTACCTCTTCTTTTTTATTTGACATGTCGTCAGGATGAACTTTTGTCCAAAGTGTAAAGTGTTTTCTTTGGATAATTTTAGGGTTATCCTCGAAGAAAATTTGAAGTACGTTATAACCTAAATTAAATGCGTGGTTTGAAATTTTTGTAAGTAGAGTTGATTTACCAACTCCTGTTGGAGCTAATACTACCCCTATCTCACCTTTAGCCAAACCACCCTTCAATAATCTGTCAATAGATGGTATACCCATTGGGATTGGGTGTCTGAAATCTTCATTTAAAACATCATCTAAATTAGAGAATACGTCAGACATTCCATCTTCTCTTTCTCCTACTTGTAACGCCTCTCTGATAACAGTTTCTACTGTTTCATAATTTTCAAACTCACCGCCATCGATGACTTTTTGTGCTTTAGTTATTGCCTTTTGTAACTCTTGTTGTTTACAAAATTTCAATGCTTTATCTTGCACAAAAGAACCTCCATCAATAGGAGCTTCTTTAATTTTGTTCAAAGTATCTAATACAATTTTAGAAGCGAGTTCTTGTTGTAATTCAGACTTTGTAATTTGTTCTAATGTTTCGAACGTGGGAGTATGCTCGTATTTTGAATAATACTCCTTTATCATTTGTGTTATTATTTTGAAGTACTTATTATCAAAATAATTAACATCCATAACATCAATGATTGACCTTGCAAAGTCTTTATCAATGATAATCTGATTCAATAATTGAATCTGAAAACTGTTCCCTAAATAATCAAAATTTTTGTTTGTCGCCATATTTTTTCCTCTATTGTTTTAATAAATATTAGGCCTTAAGAGGAATGTCCAAGTACTCGTATGTTAATTTTTTGGAAGAAAAAATGTCAGTTAAATCTGAAAGTAGAGTTTTTATGTGCGGACGGATGTCTACGGTGTATCTTATTTTTGGCGGGAATATTTTAGCATCCATCATTCTATGACAAATTGTCACATCATTTAATTTAATAAAAATTTTAAAGTGTTCTGGACCATCGGTATTTGAGGTGTCTAACACCGCAGGATTAGAAGCAATCTCATAAGAATTTGCTAACATGTAATCCACGGTTTTCATCTTTAAATCATATTCTAGTAATTCCTTAAAAGTATGTAGATACTCATACAATTCCAAAGAGTTTTTAGCCTCAGGATTAAAGTCTCTAACATTGAAAAATCTTTGAACGATAATATTATCGTTAACCATCATAAGGAATTCCAATTTTGTTGATTCTTGTTCTTTCATAATTTTTGTTTTATTTGTTTTTGAATTTTTTCTTTTCTTTTCTTGTTAATTTTAAAAATGGGGTTAAAAAATTTACCCAATTATTGTCTCCTTTAGGTAGAAACTTGAAGAACCCATCTTCCATCATCATTCTTATTATATTTCTGTGCCCTCTACCATCAGGGTCTAAACTTTCAGAGTAATAAAGTTCAACAACTTCTTTGCCTTCTTCAGTTATTAATGGTTTTGATAAATCTACTATTTTTTCATTTATTTCAAAAAATTCATCACCATATATACCTGTTTTAGTTTTACCCGTTAGTAAATTATTTAAGACAGTGTTGTTCTTATCTTGTTCAAACAACTCATTAGCTTTTTGTAAAATATCGGTTATTTTTAAAGGTCGGTCAAGTAACTCAGGAAATAATTTCACTAAAGTTTTTTCACCTAAATAATATATCCCATCGATATTATCCGACTTATCACCCATTAAAATTTTACAAATCTTTACGTTGTGATGAGGTACTTCAATGTCATACATTTTTATATTATCACCTTGTTTGTAAAGTTTTTTTGTGTTAGGTGAATAAATGGATACTCTATCTGAAATTAATTGTGTGAGGTCTCTGTCACCCGAAAAAATAGTTATTTGTTCATTTTCTGAAATTTGACAATAATATGCAATAAGGTCATCTGCCTCATTGTTCTCAATGTTTACTTGTCTAATAAACATTTCTTCCAAATATTGTTTAATACGTTCCTTTTGTGTGTTAAAGGAGGTTACTTTAAACTCATTTGTTTCTTGATTTCGATTTTCTTTATATCTAGGATATATGATTTTTCTACTATTCGAACTCCCTTCTCCGTCCCAAAAAACAACTACTTTATCAAAGTTATCTTCTTCAATAAAACGTCTTAAGGTATTTAAAAAGTGCCAAGTACCACCAACATGATTTCCTTCATGAAAGAAGTCCTTGACACCGTGAAATCCAATTTTAAGAAGATTATTACCATCAACAAGTAATGTCTTGTTCATTTTATAATTTTAATTCGGTTTGTTACTCTACTTCTTCTTTTTCTGTTTTCAATACAAAATCGCCATCAACACCAATAATTTCTTTCCAATATTCGGCGTATTCCGCTTTATATTTTTCTATTGATGATTTTTCTTCAGCCGCGTCTTTACCAGGTAAAAACCCGTGAGGTGTGACAATTATTTTACCATCTTCAAACCCGAGTCCGTTGATGTGGTTTTTAAGAACCGAAACTTTTGTTCTTGATGCAAACTTAACAGTTCTTTTATCTTTAGTCGCGGTTATTTTTGTGGTTCCCGCCCCTTTTTGGTTACCAAATAAAAACACTAATGATGAATTTAACCAAATTGCTTCACCACCTTTAGCTTTAATCTTTGGTTGTCCAAAAGGATTGTCAGGTAATTCAACCCAAGGTTGGTTAACGATAATCAGAGTATTTTCATATTTTGAGTCGGCCTTTCTTGAACCTGAGATACGTTGATTGATACCCATACCAATTTTATCTGCCAGTACAGAAGCATTATGTTGTTTTCCTCCTTTACCATCGTAAGTCATTTTACAAGGTACTGAACCTACCGAATCCCACATTATACACAATGAATAATCTAATTCACCTTTTTCTTGTGCATCTAATAGTTCATTGATGTAATCAGTAATCTGTTCAATGTAATCAAAGTTATTGTTAAATAGGAAAAACCCATCCCATCCAATTTCACCTGTTTCTTCATCAACAACTTCATCACACTCTAAACCCATTAATTTTGAATGTTCAAAAGACCATTTTTGTTCTGTAATAATAAAAACAGGTAAGATATTTTTTCGTTGAGCGTCAACCGCAGTTTTGATTAGAGCAGTTGTTTTTCCTGTATCGGAGTGACCTAATAACATATTTAAATGTCCGATAGCGGGGCCTGGTAACCCAACCGCGTCTAAGAACTCAGGACCCAAATCAAAGTATCTTTGTGGTTTGTATTTTGCCGATGTCGAAAATTTCTTCTTTAACGAAGAAAAATCAGTTTTCTTTATCGCCATAATTAATTGTATTTATAAAATTCTTTAATTGTTTCTAATTTGTCTTTTGCGGATGCAATTTTATCAACAAGTTTATCCATTTCTTCTATGTGTTGTGGATGTTCTCCAATTCCAACGGGTGAAGTAAAATAAACAAGTAAAGATGTCTCAGCATCTGCCATTTCAGCTTCGTATTTTTTACACAAAGCGTCATACATTTTTTGTGTAATTTTGTTTTCTTTGTCCATGTAATTTGTGATTTTTTGTTAAAAAAATAAGAACATGGACACTTTGTCTATGTAAGTGTCCATGTTCGATTAAATATTAGAACGGCATATCATCGTCCGCATCATCATTCGCCTGTGGGTCTTCATAAGTTTCTTTTTTTCCACCTATGTTAACTTCAGATTCTTCAGAGTTACTGTAAACGTATCCTCCTTTTTCACTGTCCCATTTAGGGGTTTCTCCACGAGCAATTGCTTCAAGATATTCTACAGGTTTTTTAGAATACACGTCTTCCCATGTTAATTCATCATTAACCCAAGAATCAGATGTTTCTTTATCTTCATGGATTGGAGCTGGGTCATCGTACATTACAGTCTGAATTACTGTGTAAACCGCTCCTGTTGGAGTTTTTGCTTTAGTCAGCTCGAGGATAATGTCGCGACCTTTCTCAGGGTCTGTAATATCACCTTTAGCTCTCCAAATAGGAATAATTTTGTCAAGAATACCTTCATTCTTGTAATTGTGTTTGAAACGCCAAAACTTAACTCCGTCTTGTTCGTTATCACGGTCAACAACTTTTACAATGTAAAATTTACGAGGTTTATAAGTTGTAGCCAATTTTTTGTCACTGTCTTTTCCTGTAGCCATGAGTTCATCATAAACTTCAGTAAGAGGTGAGCGTTCATTGTCATTTTTTCCTGGGTCATAGAATTTTTGCCATTTACCATCCACTTGAACTTCGTGGAACCATACTTCTTTAAATGGTGAGGACCCGTCTTTTGTTGGTAGGATTCTTAGTCTTTTTTGACCTTGTTTTTCATTATCTTTGAGGATTGCCGCAAAGTATTTTTTCATTCTTTCATCTTGTGTCATTGAGGAAGAAGATGAGCCTCCTTTTTTTGATTGTTCGTACTGTGATAGTACTGCGTCTAAACTGTTTGTCGCCATAATATATAGATTTAAATTGTTTACTAATAATAAGTGTCAGCCTTGTGTTTGTCAAATAAATTCGGCCTCTATTTTTGAGGCCGAACTATTATTGTATTCTTTTAAAATTGTCAATTTCAGGTTCTTCGTCTCCAAATGCTCTGAAACTTCTTTTAATCTCATTAGGTGAATACCCTTCAACATCTTGTTGTGTTAAAACATACTCATTTTTTCCAGACTTTTCAATGTCTTCTTGTTTATCAACAAAAAAATCACTTAATTTCTGATTATAAGGTCCTGAATCTAAACTTCTTAACTCTAATTTTTCTTCAGGTGTCTTAGTTCTATATTTTTCAACCTTAGTTTCCAAATCATTTAATTTGTTCATTATCTCATCCATTGCGGATAATTTATTTTCCAAATCGTTTAAATGATTAAACAAAGTATCAAAATATTCTTCTTGTTTTTTCTCAACATTTTTTTGAGATTTAACCAAATCAGTTACTTCAATTTCTTTACCTTTCTTATCTGTTTCACCAACCTTTTCAACTTCAGGGTCATTGGCAGTGTCTACAGGTTCTCCTGCGGGTGGAGGAGGTACTGCTCCTGCATCACCTGGAGGTGGTGGGACTGCTCCTTCAGCTGGCGGTGGAGGTGGTGGTAATGCCCCAGCGTCTCCCTCAGGTGGAGGTGGTGGTGGTAAGGTGGCTTCTTGCTCGTTGATATAGTTATTTATTTTTCTATATCTTTCAAGTTCTTCAATAATCTTTAAGTCAACTTTCATTTTATATTAACCGTTTAATAATTGTTTAACTCCAGTTGTAGTTTCAACTTGAATTTTTTTATTTTTTTGGATTGTATTATCAACCCTTTCAATAAGTCCGTCTTTCATTCTTATGGTGTAACAGTCTCCTGTTTCCATATCACAAACTTGTTTGGTTCCGTCACCCATATCTTTTTCGGTAACTTTAGTATTTTTACCTAAATAGTTATCTAAAATTAATTTTGTACTCATAATATTGTTTTTACTATAAATATCTTTGTATGTTAAAAAAACTTATGGTGTAGGTGAAGGTGTTGGGGTAGGAGTTATTTGTTCCATAGATTTCCATATATCAATTGCTTTTTGGGCTTTAGCTTCTAATTGTGATAGTGTTGCAGATTGAGATTGTAGTTGATTATACATTGAACTACCTTGTGATGTGTTAGCTCCAAAGTTAATCGCCCAAAATTTAAATAAATTAGGACCGTCAATAGATGTTATTTGACTTGTTTTACTTCTCCATCTGTCAATTAAAACTTTAACGTTATTTGTTAAATCGTCAAATACCGCATAAGATTTTGTGTTACCATCACTTCCTTTCAAACAAAAATACTGTTGGTTATTTTCAAAATATTGTGATTGGTTCCCCCAATATTGATTTAAATCTATACCAGCGAAATTATTTTCATACGCCTCAAATCCTGTTGAATTTCCTGATTCAAGATAAAGTGCAACGAATACCGCGTATTTCAATTTACCGTCATCACCGCCAACTGAAACTAATTGTTGTATAGTTCCTTTTACAATACTATAAGCCAATTTTTGTGTTGTTGGTGTAATTGATACAAATTTAACATACTTCTCAGCCGTTGGGGAACATGTATTTGTTTGAGTAAACTCCTTGCCTCCGTTAGCATTAGATACCGTATTGTTAGACTGTGAAATCACGTTACCATTCGCATCCTTTGTTTTATCTTTAGATTTTTCTTTGTTTTTTTCAACAATTGATTTTAGTAAATTATTCTTTAAAGATTGAAGATAATTATCAATTTTAGGTAACGCGGCAACAGGTTGTCTGATACCCGTGAAATTAGTTTCAAATACCCCAGGTCCTATATTGTGTGTTACTTCTAAAATCATGTAAGGACCACTAAACATAGGTACGTATCTTAAATTAAAATACATCGTAGGTTGAATCATTGCATTACCCAACATCTGAACACTACAGTTGTAACTTCTGTTTTTATACACATTATATAGTGATAAACTTTGAGTCGCCCCTCCTCGATTACCCGCTTGATTAGCCATTTGATTTAAAACCTGTAAAGATTCCGCGGTGGCGACTCCACTACCTTGACTAACAGAAAAATTGGTAAATACCCCTTGATTTTGAGGTCCCATATCCACATTAAAACCAACAACTTTATTTGATTTGTCCCAATCATTTTTGTTTTTTAAATCTTCAACTAATGGATTATCACTCGCCCTTCTTAAATCAAAAACGTCATTTCGGTATCTGTAATCAACATTATTTTTTATATCTAATATTTCACTTGGTTTACCTCCATAAAAACAAACTAATTTCGCACTTGATTGTCTATAATCAACGGACATAAAAGTACCAAATAAAGTATTTGCGAATTCAATACTACCTTCAGCTCTTGGTTTTGGATTTTTAACTGCGTCCTGAACATTGTAGAAATTAACGTATGAAGGTATATTCATAACCACAAAATGGTTTTCAACTAAAATTGATTCAACCATCGCCATCATATCCGACTTTGGGTTAATATTTGTTAATCTATTTTTTAACTTGTAGATATCAACCAATATTTTATCCCCAATATTTCTACTCGCTCTGTCTAATAAAAGTACATCCTCAAAAAATGTTTTTGTACTAAAATCATTACCTGATATCCATTTATCATTTAAAGATTTAAAAGATTCCCATAAATCAACTTTAGTTGCGGGTCCTTCCAAATCAGATTCTACTTGTCCTTCAGCAACACTATTAACATTAGGTAGTGAGGTTTGTAATTTTGGCATTAAGTTGTTAATTACTTTACCGATAAATTCATTAATACCTAATAAGTAATTTGACATTGTTTCGTAAAACTTGTTAAGTCCTTCTTTTGAATTAGGATTTGGTACTTGAGGATACGTTGGGGCGGGTGAAGATACAAAACTTACAATATATTGTGTATCTCCCGTATTTGTCGCCAAGGCTCCGTAAACATCAATAATTGTTTCATTAACTAATTCTTGATAAAATGCGGTTGTAGGAGGTCCTATTGTCTCTAATCCTTCAAATAAAACAGTACCTTGGTTATTTCTTAAAACAGTATATTTCTTACCGCCCCCAATTTGTATTACACTAATTGTGTCTCCACTGTATAATGTCGCCAATGCAACACTTTGAGCTGGATTATTAACAGGTGGTTCTGTTGGTGGTATAGGGTCGGGTTGAAACTGATTTAATTTTTGTGTTGCATAAACTTTAATTATGTTAGAGAACTGAATCACATTATCCACCGTAAATGCAATATTTAAATCAACAAAAAAATCAGTAATATAAGAACCATTATTACTATAAACTAATTCAGGTATTTCTGAAAACCCTACATAGGTTTTTAATGCTGCCCACTCCAACGGATATTGGGTTTGTGAGTCACTCAAAGTAACAGACCCTCCGTTAGTTGGTAATGAATTAGGTGTTGTAGAAGTATAACTACCCCACGTATATGGGTCAGTTAATGGTAAATTAGAAAACGTGTAAAATAATTTTTTATCAAAATTACCAGGGTTTCCATATTTAAAAATTACATCATAAGTCAAGAAACTTTTTAAAATAGGTTGCATTCTTTTAATCTGTTCTTGTTGTAATTTTTGAACTATTTCTTGTCCTGTATTACCTGTGACAATAGGGACTTTCATAAAACTTCTAAACAACATTTGGAAGTTTTTGAATGACTTTTCAGTCTCTGTTAAATTTTCAGAATTATCGGGTTCGTAATCATATATTGATTTGGAAAAATTTAAAAACTCTTGTTCAAATAAGTCTAATATTTGTTTTTCAAACACCGACAACATCTCACTCATCTTGGTGTACTTAGCTTGAATCCCGTTAATCGAGAAATTTTCTTGGATTGATTGTCCTGAAAAAATTTCTTTCATATATTCATCGGGATTTGGTTTTCTTAATCTTCCATTGTCAAAATATCCATAATTTGGAGCCGCCCAAAATAATCTAGCAGACCCGTCATAGACTGCTTGGTTATCATTAACTTCAATTCTTATCTTATCGTTTACAAAACATTCATTTAATGTTTGATTCAATAAAGAACCATTTGATGGCATTATATAATAAAATTGGTTATCAGGTGTTTTAACAGTTACAGACCAAGGTATTATTCTTAAATCTCTATTTACATTACCACTATCAAATCCTTCAGGTAAATCAATTATAGCGTCTTGCACATAATTAATTGTTACCCCAGAATCTGTGATTCCACTTTGTATCGCAGAATCAGTGTATCCTGAAAAAACTTCATATCCTTGATAGAAGACATTAAAGTCATTAATTAATTTTGGGTAGAATCCTGTGTTAATTAAACTAGACAGTTCAGTACCAATTGTGGTGTCTTTTTGTAATACAATGTCGATTGGGGCTCCGTTAATAATTAAACCATAATTTCTTGTTTTAGCGGAAGTTGTTGGGTCGAAATTTGTTGTATAAGAAGTACCAGTCCAAACTGAATCCAAGATATCAACCTCATCATTAACAAACTTTTTATATCGGTGCCAAATAGAACCTATTTTTAGAATCCAAGCGTAAGGTACTTTGTGTATTGCACCAAACTTTTTAATCGCAGCATAAATGTAATCTAAATCAGTTGCAGATGGTGGAGTCGTTTTATTATCATCTTTAAATTTTTCTCTGAGTGTTGATAATGGTAAACTATTTAAGAAAAGGTATGCCGCTTCAACAAATGGATATTCAAGGTTATCTCTAAAATTATCAACCCCTTTTTGTATTGAATTTATAAAATATGGGGTATTAAAAATTGAAGTCGTTTGGATACTACTTACATACCCAGCATAATCAACATATTTTATGTCACCTTCAGTTGGTAATTGTAAATTGTAACCTCTAGCTTCATAAAATACTTTTAAATCTGTCGTATAAGTTACATTAGGTTGATTTACCTCATTATAAATAAAATTTGTAATAGGTCTTACTTTTTCAACCGATAAATCAGAAGGAAAACTACAAATAACTTTTTTACCTGTATCAAAGGTAAGTGTCTTAGTTGTGTTAAAACTGTTTTCGGATTTTAGAATTGTCGTACCATTAGCCAAATATTTTTTATCCCAATTACTATTAGTAAATGGAAAAATATCTAACATATCAAATTTATTTGATGTTGTTGAGTTATCAATATATTCAACAAACTCGTTTTCATTTGGTAATGAAACTAATGGTTGTGTATTAGTTTTATTAAAAAGACTAATATCTAAAAATTCAAAACTAGAATTTTCAACTTTATTTTTAATATATTTTGTATTGAATATCCCTCTAATGTAATTTTGCCAACTCTCCCCAATTCCCTGATTTGAAAACTGTCTTAGAATTATTGTAAAATTTGTTGCGTTAAAACCATAATCTTTTAATTTTTGAATTATAAATGGATTATCGTTAGATAAACTTTTTACAATGTTTAAATTTTCACATTCGGCTATTAAGTTTGTTATTTTATCGGAGTCAGATATTAATGTGTTAGTTCTTGATAATCTTGAGTAGAAAGATGTCAACAATATTCTTTCATATATTTCATAAAAATATTTTACTTCTTCTTTATTAGAGAATACATCATTACCTATAGGAAATTCAATTGCATCTAACGTAACTCGTTGTGGTTCAGTTGTTTCGTTAAAATTTGCAGTCAAATCGGCAGGTGGAAGGGTTCTTTCAACAAACCCTTTAATAAATTCTTCAACAAATTCAATTTCGGGCCACACATCATATAGATAACCTTTAGTTCTACTAATAATACTACTATCACCAGGATATCTGATTTCATATTTTTCTTGACCATTTTCTCCTGTTGTTTCAACAATTAATTGAGGCCATGGGTATACTGGTACCTCTTCATCAACACCCGAACTTAGATTATCTTGGCTAGCCCCACCAACTTGTTTATCAAAAATAACACTCTTCCTAATTTTATTATCTCTTTGTTCCCAAGCATCTCTATGAACATCGTCCATTAATCGTAAGAAAGCTTCACCATTAGCAAAAAACACCGCCAAAACATTTCTGATGTTAGGAATAAATCCAATACCACTATTTTTGTTTTCTAATAAATTAGACAACGCTTTTGTCAGTTCAGCTTCAATTTCTTCTCTATATGCCTTTAAAGCTTTACCCATCTTATCAATGTAATCAACAAAAGTATTAGGACCTTCAAATACATAATAAATAACTTTAGGAGTTTTATCACCATCCGAAGTTTTTACACTAGCAGACCCTAAGTAATTTTGTTTTTGTAACTCGGCTGAAAAACTATCTAACTCTTGCTGAGAAGGTTCTTTTTTACCTTTAACAACAGTATAAGTTTGTTTTATGTCAATATCAGAAAAATTAATCTCCTTTGGAAAAATGTCGTATGATATAGGAGTAAATGGAATTGATATTTGTTTTGTTTTTCCGTTAATCGTATATTTCCCTTCCTTACCTACCGTAGGATTTTCCTCAAGTATCTTTTTATATTTTTCGATTATTTTTTTTAATTCAGGAATTGCAACTTCTTCTTGTTTTTGTTTTGATTTAAATTCTTCTTTAAAAGGATAAACTGTTGTTTTATTTTTATCGTTTAAAACAAATACATTTTTTTTATCCAAATATTTATCAATCCAAGACGAACCCGCAGCGTAGTATACTTCCTTACCAAAATTATTTAATGATTTTTGGTAATCTTCACAATAAGTTAAAGGGTCTAAATTTTCTTTTGTAAAAGAATCTAATACATTTTTGACAAAATTTTCAATTCTGTCTTTCATTTGTATAACCGTAATTTCAGGAAAATCCTCAGGAATTAATCCTTTGGACTTATATTCGCTATACATTTCCTTAACTTTTTGATACCCTCTTTCAACAATCGCATCATCAACAGGTGAAAACTGAGAAGCGTTACCTTGTAATGTTTGTATTTTAACTCTTGATTTATACATGTGAGGAGTTGCTAACAAATATCCCATACTAATTTCTTTGAGTACTGTATATTTGTAAGTGTAAAACTCTAATGTTATATCAAAATTTCCTGAATATGAGTTATAGGAAGAGGTAAAACTATTTAACATCAATGCCAACCTAACGGCTTTACCATAAAATCCTTTAATAGTTAGATAAAAGGTTGGGTATGGTAAATTAAAAAAGGCCGCGTATGGAGAATTATCCGCCCCTTCAAATAAGGCTCTACCTTTAATATCGACAAGTCTCACAGTAATTTTAGGGGTGAATGCCGTATTTGTTTTAATTGAGATGTTCATTATCCCTAACAACCCATTGTCAACCGCACCAGGTTTTCCACCTGAAGTTATAGTCTGTCTGATAAAAAAGTCGTCATCTTTTTTGGGGTTAGATATTGAGGTGGATTTAGGTTGATTAACTCCCTCTCCTTTAAGAGTATCTTTACCTGTTATTTCATCAGTGTAACTATTATCTAAAAATGTTTTACCTCCAGGTTTTAAAAAGTTAATTGACGCAACCGATACTGTTTGTATCGCGTCTCTATTATCAACTCCAACCGCTAATTTTGTTCTTGGTAAAACCTTACATTCCAAATTAGCATACATAACCAAATCTTCATGTCTAACAAGGCGTTCTTTAGCCGCCCCGTTTTCGTCAATTACTTTGTTCGGGTCTATTACAATAATGTTATTGTAATCAAATTCTACTAAAATATTTTCTTGGTTATCTGCCATAATAGAAGAAGTGGTTCTCTAATTCGTTTTTATAGTCTTGTAATGAAGCTACTAAAGGAAATGGAATTGTCAATATTGCACCATCAGGAATGTTCCATTCTTGTCCACCATAATTAGAATTCGCCACTAAAATTAACCATCCAAACACGGGAGTATCATAATATTGTTGCGACACTTTATCTAATCTTGATTGTCCAACTTTATAAATAAATCTCTTATCAGTTGTTTTAGATGGTAAATTAATATAAGGAACAACAGTTTGTTGTCCATTTATTACGAAATCGGTATATCTATTATAAGTTTGTCTTGCCATTGTTAATCAAATTTAATTTTACCATCAAATGTTGATTTATTTGTATCAACATTAACCGTTTTATATAAATCAGAAATTAATTTCTTTTTATCATCATCAGTTGGTTGTGGTTCTGTACTATATTCAAATTTTCTAGCCTTTCCTTTAGGATACATTAATTCATCTAATCCTTCAGTAAGTTTTTTGAATTGTGTTTCTTTTTTAAGTTTTTCAAATAATTTTTCTTCTTCTTTAATTTCTTTTTCATAAGTTTTACCTAAATCGTCAACAATTTTTTCAAATTTATTCATTAATTTTACAGGGTTTTTCCAATCAACTAAATCACCTTTTATAACATAATTAATAAATTCATTTTTTTTGTTTTTGTCAGATAAAATTCTTGCCATAAACAAATAGAAAGTTTTATCAGGAAGTGATGAAATGTCATCTTTAAATGTTATAAAATCACCAGAATTGTATGTATCGCTACCAAAGGCGATGTGATAAGGAAAGTCCCCAATTAATTTGTTAAATCCTCCAGTCCCAACAGTGACATTTTCTAATGTTCTAAAATCATAAATCAATTCTTCATAAGTATCATTAGGAATACTTGCACTTTGTTTACTTGAATCGCTAACTTCTGTAGTTCCTGACAGGTTATAAATTCTAGGAAGATTAGTTTCTAATAATTTACCATCAGTTTTTTGAGCTACAACATTTATTTTTCTTATTATCTGTACATAATTTTGTTCTTCAACAACAATTTCTTGGACTGTTGTTGCGACACCGTTCTTATATGTAGTCGCTAAATTTTCCAAATAAGCTTTGATATTGTTTTTAACATCTCTTATTGGTTTACTGTCATCATCTATGTTAAAAAAACTTCCTAATTTTTTTATAATAGGGTTATTGTTTGCATCAATATCATCCAAGGCAAAGGCTAATCGGTTATCAATTTCTTTTTCCCATTCTTTAGGCTTACCATAAATTTCAATTAATACTCCTTGTCCTGGAATAGTATCTCCTGTAACAACTGTACCGCCACTAAAATCTCTAACACTATTTAATAGTTGTACAAGACCATAGTTGTATGATGAATTAATACTTTCTAATTTGTTAGTAATAAGTTCAAAATAACTTTTCGTACCATCAATTAAATTATCCATTATTTTTTGGTAACCTATTTCACCTGTTTGTCCACTTGGTGTTGGTATGTTTGTGACAATCTCTCCTATCGTTGACCCTCCGTCATTAGTTGATGTTGTATCCACGTTATTTTGAGTTGCGGGAGTTTGACTTGCTAATATTGCGTCAACAATTTGTTTATCTAATGCGGAAGTGTCTTCAGTCCAAACCGCTCTTTCATCATATATTTCAGTGTTACCATAATAATTAAATGATAACGCATTTTGTAATTGTTCTACAGGTCTTGCAAGTCCATGACCTCCGATAAAATCAAAACCCAGTGTAACATTCGCAATCATTGGTTGGATACCAATCCCTTCAGGATTTATATCAAAAACTAAAGGTTCATAAGTAAATGAAACAGTTTTAGGCACTATTTTAGTATGGTAGAAATCTCCAATTCTTAATACCAAAATAGGTGGAGCACCAAATGATGTATTAACCGCGTCGTTAAATTTAGGTTTACCATCAGTACCAATTGTTGGTATTGTTTCACCAGGTCTTACACATTGATTTAAAAAAGTAAGTCTTGCGTTTAATCCTTCGGGTGTCATGGAATGGAAGACAGGATTAAAATATTTAATTTTCTCCTTTATCGTATCCAAAACCATTGGATTTGATTCTTTAATTACTTCAAAATAATCACACTCAGAAAATAAATTTCTTAATATTTTTTTACTAATACCTTCTTTAATTTTTTTAATATAATCAACAGTTGGTTGTGGTTTTGGAACTGGTACATTTTGTTCAGGATTAGGTTGTGGTAATACTGTAGTTGTTGTAGTTGTTGGTTGTGGAGGTAATTCAACTTTGATATCTTTAATTCTAACTCTTCTACAAGCCATTGCGTTAACTGAGTAGATTTGAGAGTTTGAATTCACAGTCCCTGTTCCACCTGTAATATTTTTAGTACAATTTACATCAAAGAAACTCTCACCACTTTCAGATTTAGGAATTGAAATCTCTTCGCCTTTTGCGTCAGTTAAAACTACTTTAAATTTTTGGCTATCGATATATTCCGCCAAATTAGCGTCACCAATCTTATATTCCTTAAAAAATTTGATAACTGAATCGTTTCTTCTTTTAGATAAATTTTGGTTATAACTAACTGAAGCGGGTGCGGACGCGGAACCTATCATAGATAATGTTATTGTTCCTCCTTGTTTTAATATATTGAATGCTTCAACTACAAAGTTTTTATCATCTTTAGCAATCTTATTATAGTTAGATACGACTACAGAGTCGAAAAACTCTCCAACTTTTTTAGCTCTACTGCAATATTCCGAATACGTTACCGATTCTCCAGGTACTGTTCCTGTTTTTTTACAAAATGAAGAATCCTCACTAAATGTTGAATTAGCTCTATCAATATATGTTGGTTTTAATCCGATGTATGAATCAAAGGTTTGATTATATGGAACTGAAGAAGTTGTTGAATTACTATTTGGGTCGGGAATATCATTATGGAAATAAAATGACAATCCTTCGTAAGTAGACTTAAAACTAGCCGCATCAACATTATCATTTGGTGCGGTATTATTATTAGTGTTCTGAGTTCCTGTAGTATTAATTGGGTCGTTATCTTTAGGTATCGATTTATTAATACCCGCAAGTTCTTCATCCGTCAATCTTGGATTATTTAAAATTTCCTGATATGTGAACAAATCTTTTACAGGTATAGTATTAAACTTTTTAGCTAATTCATAAATGTCATATTTAACACATCCCGCAAAAAATGAATCTATAATTGAATTAATTCTTTCTTTTGCCTGACCTTTTAATTGTTTTTCAATTAAAGTATTCATTACTGAAGGGTGGTCAACAATTATCTTCCAACTTATACTACCAGTTCTTGTTGAATCTTTATAAGTATAAATTGGTTCAGGTCTACCTAAGAAACTTGTTTGTGACCAATTGGCTTGGCTTGTGTCGTTAAATTTTAAATCATATGGCGGAAACCACATAACTCTACCTCCATTAGGACCTTTTTCACAAGTAGGTAATTCATCGTAAGTAAATCCAGGTCTGCTTGATGTCCTCCAAGCTAAGTTCTCGATTGAGAACATGTATTTTTTTGCATATCCTCCTCGTCCAACATCATTATCAGGAATGATATTAGTTGAACCAGGGTTTCTAAGTGGTGCGATGTTTAAATTATATGTATTATCAAATACTGAGTTTGTAAACCTTCTTCCTGAAGTTGTAATACCATCTGTTTTTTGTAAATCTGCGTAAGTATAATAAGGAGTATCTTTTTGGAATACTCTACAATACTCAATACCTGCTTCGCCACCTGTTGTATTATCAGTATAAGAAACCACTTGAGAACCTTTGGTCATTTCTTTGTACCCATCGTTAAAGACTTTACTAACTTGATTAATCGCATTACCAACATGTTTTAATCTCGCAATTCCTGAAACATTATCTGCGGAATCAATAAGTCTTTGAGTTTGGTCTAATATTGAACTTTGTTTAAAAGTAATATTTGTTGATTCATTACTTAAATAACTTGAACTTATTATATTAAATTCTTCATCTAAAGAACCTGAGCCTCCGCCAGGTGTTGATTTAAACCCTGCGTTTCCTTTATATTTTGGTGAAGTCCACACGAATTGACCGTCAATACCTCCTCCATCAGTATAAGACTTCCCTTTTAAACCAAAATTAATTTTTTCGTCATTACCTTCAAATAAAATACCCAATTCAGAAGGTCCGTATACAGGGACTTGGTCTTGTTGTCCAAATGGATTAACAGGAATTTGATTTGGTGGTGATGTAATTGTGGATGGTTCGGCATTTCTACTACCAACATAATATCCGCCAATTAGAGTTCCGTTGTCAGGATTAATAAGGTTAACTGCTAAATTAATTAACCCTTGAGCAACTCCTAATAATCCACCAAAATTTTTGTCGTACCCTGGTTGATATCTATTATAATTAATGTTTGCAAATAATGCAGACCTTTGTCCGTTACCTGTGTTAGCTAAAAATATTTGTGAAGGATTTCTTTTAATATTTAAAATAGGTCCTAAAAAACCACCTGTTAATTGATTAATAACATTAAGAGCGGTTGATGTTTGTTGAGTTTGAGCTCCATTAGCAGTGTTTTCATCAAAATAATCACCAGGGATTGGTGATACAGGCCAATAAGCTCCACCTAATCTTGTTAAAAAATCAGCGGCTGCTAATAATGGATTTTCAGGTACTGTTATCCTCCAATTTTTATATACTAATGGTTCTTGTCCTGTAACAATTAAACTAGCCTCAAAAGGGTCTGAAAGTGACTCTAAATTTACAAGACCAACTGTATTTTGGTAAATTTCAGCGTCAATTCTATCTTGGAAAAGTTTCTTTAAAGTTTGTGCACCTAATCTGGCCAAATAAGAATCTTGAGACAATGTACCATCAGAACCTGTCGGATTATCAGATAATAAAATTTCATATGGTGAATATGATGAGGGTCTAAAAGTTGGTGGTTCCCAATAAGGTAGGTATATTTTATTGTTATTTTGAATACTGTCAATAACAACCATCTGATTGAATCCTCCTTCAGGCCCGTATATATTTTCGATATATGCAGCATCGATGTAAAATTCATTTACAATGTCTAAAATTGTATCATTTGGGTCGTACTCACCTTTGTTAGGTTCAACAGGTAATGGTGGTCCGTTATACGTTATTTCGGTATTAAACCCTCCTTCAGGTCCGTATTCGTTTAACGGATATAACTGTTGAGCAAAAACTCCATCACTAATTAATTCATCAGGAGAATCTATTACAGGACTTACTGTTAAATTTGTTTCATAGTTTACCGCTCCCGTAGGTGGTGAGAATACACCATTAACGGAATAGGGTGGCAAGTTTTTATTAATTAAAGAATTTCTAAAACTTGATGAATTTATAAATGATAATGAACTTTCTGACATTTATTTCATTTTATTATAAATAGTAATTAACCAAAATTATAAGAGTTTAATTCACCACTTTTTATTTGTTGATTTAATTGGTTAGGATTAGAATTAGGGTTCATACCTGTAATAACCGCTTGAACAATTTGTTGTTTAACCGATAAGTCATTTAATGCCATTGATAATGAATTAGTATCAATTCCTTGAGATGTAACATTTACTGTTATGTTTCCATCAACAGAAATTTTTTGATTAGATTCAGTCGGGGGTGTGTTAGTATTATTACCTAAATTTGTACCTCCAACAATCGCATTGTTATAAATTCTTAATTGGTCTTGTTCAAATGGTATTACAAAATCTTTAACTTCAGTTGTTTTAGGGGGTATTAATTTTTCTTTTTCACCAACATAAGTTGCGGTTTTTTCGGCTAGTCCTGTAAATAATTGTGTTAATGGATTAGTTGATTTGGTTAAATCGTCAATTGCGGTCTTACTATTCTTTAAAGCCTCGTCAAACGCTCCTTGAATATAGGTACTAGTACTCGTCAATGCGGTTGTAAATCCTCCTAAGGCGTCTCCCTTATTTATACTATCAAGTAAATTACTTAGTCCACTACCTAAAGCTTCTCTTAACGTATCAATTTGTAATTTTTCACCACTCGCCGCTTTACCCAAAACATTATATCCCTCTACTGTTGCCTGTCTACCCTGCTCAACAATCCTTGTACCCGCCAAAGCAGTTCCTGTTCTGTTCTTCATAGACTCCAATATACCAGCAATTCTTTCACTAGTTTTTAATTGTTCTTTCGCCAAATCTTCCATACTTTTTTCAGTATCAGAAGCTTTACCTAATTGTTCAATATCTTCTTTACTTAATTCTGTAATCGCCTTTGTTTGAGTTTTACCTTCTTTATCTTCAAATGTAACTTGATATTGTCCTCCCTCTCCCATTTCAGCGAGATTAGCAATCATTTTTTGTTGTTCTTCAGTTGCAAAATCAGGGAAACTAATTTTACTTAATTTGTCATCTAATTCTGCACTACCTAACGCCATTTTAGTCAATTCATCTGCGGTCATGCCAACAAGTGGAGCGATTTCTCTTAATTGTCGTCTAGCTCCTGGCATTATTTCAAATTGACCTTTTTCATTTAATTGGACAAATTGTTTTGACATTTCAGCAATTTGATTTTGTAATTCAGCAGGGTCATTTTGAGCCAAATCCATTAATCTTAATGGGTCTAACAAATCACTTTGGGTAACTCCTAACCTTTGTAACCCTGCCGCCATATCAATCGCTTTCTCGGGACTAAATAAACTATCCGCGAGAGTAAGGGTTTTATTCATGTCTATTCTCAAGGCGGTAGCTTGAGCAGCCATTTTTGCAAGTCCCTGAACACCATTTTCAAATCCAAACTTATTTAAAGCGGACATATTTTCTAAAACTTTGTCTGAAACCGCAACCGCACTAACACCTTGTTGTCTAGCAACATCAACTACGCTTTTCATTTCTTTATTAATATGTGAAATAGAAAATCCTGCGTCTTTGAACCCTTTAACTAATTCTGCGGTTGATTGTTCTGTTACTTTAGTAACCGCATATATTTCTTCAATTGTTTTACCTTGTGTTATGACATTTCTTCCAAGTTCCTTTGCTACGTTAAACATGATGTCTGAAATTTCTTTCATACCACCACCCATCTCTTTTACTTTGATGGCTGCATCCCCCATTGCTGCCTGCATTGCAACAACATTTTCTCTACCTTGTCCAAATTGGTGGGCAATACTAGTCGCATACCCTTCCATTTCCTCCATGGTTTTGATTATTTCGGAACCTTCAAAATTGGTCATGATAGCATCCCCAATATCTTTACCCAAACTTTTAAGATAATCCCCAAAACCTTGGATTGGGTTTGTTGTTCCTGTAGATGAACCTGCTTGCATACTTTTTAAGTTTTAATATAAATAGGTTCCGATTTAATTTTTTGGAGTATTTTCTTCTATGATTTTGTTGATTAGAAATTTTCGAGCGTATGTGGGGATATTAAGAAATTCATAATATGAAGTTCTTAATATTTTAGCCATAACATAGAATTCTTCAAGTAGGAATAGTCTGTAATCAGAAGAAAGGGCGAAAAAATTCAGCCCCAAAGGTAATCTCGAAAGATACCAATTCTCCTGACGGGGCTATAACTTGTCTTCTTAAGTCTAAAGAGATTTGATTTTCTCTCATAAAATTTCGAATGTGTTTAGAATCCATAATTGGTAACGATGCAACAAATTGAGCGATATGTCCTCTATCTGAATTACCGTCAACTTCTTGGATTTGTCTTTCTAATCTCCATGTTATTTTTGGAGCAACTCTACCAACGGGATATTGTTCTACCATTTTTTCAATATCCATAATTTCACCATAAGTTAATGGTTTCAATTTAACTGTTGAGCCACTTCTTGGTAGTTTAGTAGTAAATAATCCGTTCTCATCAGGTGCGTTTGGAATACGTTTAATATTTAACTCATCCAAAAGGATTTCGGTATCAAACGGTTTACCTGTTTTTGGGTCGGTAACTGATATTTTATATTCAGGCCCAAATGAAGTATTTCGTAAAAATATGAGAATCGCTTCAATATCCCCTTCAAGCATTTCATCAGGTCTGATGTCGTGTTCGTATATTTTGTTTCTTAATAATGATAGTACTATATTTGTAGATGAGCCAGGTTGTGACGCAACTGATACTAAAAAGTTTTCATCATTAGCGGTTAAATAACCAACTTTAACTGATTTCTTTTTTGATTTATAAAAAATACCCCCTGTTGGTAATTGTACCACATCATGTGGTAAATTAAAATTTTCTTGTCCTGCGGTATATGCGTTTTGTTCCATGTTTTTCTTTTAAAAATAATTTGACTATTATAAAAATCAATCTTTCTTTTTAGAATCTGATTGTTTATTATTTTTTTTCTTTTTTTTATGTCTATTGTCAAACTCTTCTTTAGTTTCAAATATTTTACCACAAGTTTGACATGTATATCCTGTTAAGTTTTCCATAATTATATAATAAAAAAAGTTCCACGTTTGTACATGGAACTTTAAATTTTATGTTAATTCTAAATTTTAGTATACTAATACACAACGGTCCATCTGAAGTGTTGCAGAAATTGTTGCAATACCATCGGTTGAATATCCTAAAGAGTCAAAGTTAACTGAAGTTAAAAATGTCCCTTCAATAATCCATTTTTCAACAACAACACCTGTTGGGTCTAACATTTCAAGGTCCACATTCTTTTTATAACCCGCAGCGTAACCCATACGACCTGTTACAGATTCCGCACATAAACGAACCCACTCCATAAGAGCTTGTGATGCTGAAGGACCAATAGGGTCACGGAATTTAACGTTAATAGGATTCCATTTAAATCTACCAGCAACATATGTCGAGGTATTTAAAAACGGTATCTCTGTAGCGTTAACTGTGATTGACGGTCTAGCGGCGGTTTCTACAAACCATTCATTGATACCCAATGTAGATGGAAATCTCATGATGAACCTGTTCTGTCTTTTAGGTTCATAAGGTATCGGCATTTTCATTAATAAATCAGCCATTTTGTTGTATTTTTTTTTCTTCTTTTATTTTATTATAAATATCCCCAAGTAAAATTTTTCTCTTTACTTTTGGTTTTTTAATTTTAATCTT